CCCAAAAAACAGTTCGTTTGGCGTGTCCTTCTCAATTCGCCTGAGAGCCTGTTTTTTCGCCCTGTAAGCGTTCCCACGCCGGCTGTTGCATGGTTGGCATGATGCAACAAGGTTTGAACGTTCTAGGGCTAATTCTGGGTCTCGGTCTAGTTCGATGAGGTGGTCTACTTGTGTGGCTTTGTTTCCGCACCAATGGCAGATGTGCTGCTCTTCTTTGAGTACCTGCCGGCGTAGTTCTTTCCATTTGTTGGTGTTGTAGATGCGTTTGTCAGTCATGTTGCCACCAGGCTTTGCGGTTTTTCCCTACTAGTGATTCTCTGTAGGCCTGTGTTGTGCCGCCCCAGATGCCGTGTAGTTCGCCTTTGCGTGCTATGTCGAAGGCTTCGCCGGCACAGGCTCCGTTGACTGGGCATGTTTCGCACAGTTTGTGTGCTCGCCGGCGTTCTGTTGGGCGTTTGCTGAAAAAGAGGTGTGTTTGGCCTTTGCATTGTGCGTGTTGTCTCCATGTCACGATGCCATGTCCATAATGATGTTGCCGATGTGTTGGGCTACTTGTGGTACTACGGCGTTTCCGAGTCCTCTAAGTCTGTCCACCCGATTGGGAATCCCATTAACCATTCGATCCACTCTGGGTTCAGATGCCCAGTTTGACCCTTGAGTGCTTGAAATGTCAATGTTGGTTCGTTGCGCCGGCCTTCTGATGGGCTTGCATTTTCTTTCGCTAGATGAGCTGTTGGTGTGGGCCATCGGCGTAGGCCAGGGTTGCGTGGTTGCATTGATGGTGCCATTTGGTTTGCTGTGGCAGTTGGTGTCCATTCCATCGTTTTGTGTAGCGATAACGAATATGCGGTCGCGCAAATGCGGTGCGCCGACGGCTGCCGCTGGTATGCAATCCCATTCTGTGTTGTACCCGAGCGCGGCCAGATCGGCTTGTACTGCTCCGAATCCCAATGAAAGGTGCCCTGTAACGTTTTCCAGCAATGCAAATCGTGGTCGAAGTATGCGAATGCAGTCGGCGAAACGGGGCCAAAGGTGTCTCGGGTCGTTTGTGCCGTTTCTTGAGCCGGCGTAGCTGAATGGTTGACAGGGGTATCCGCCGCAAACAAGGTCAACTGTGGGTACGGTTCGCCAGTCAATGTCATTGATGTCTCCGAGGTTTGGTGTGGCCGGCCAATGTTTTTTGAGTACGCGTGATGCGTATGGGTTGATTTCTGATTGCCATTGGCATGTGAGGCCGGCTCGTTCTAGTCCGAGGTCTAGGCCGCCTATGCCTGAGAATAGTGAGCCAAAGTTCATTGGCAGAACACGCAGGCTTCTAGGTGGTGCTCATCAAGTCTGATGTAGCTGTGGCCGTTGCATGCTTGGCATTGGGTTACGCCTTCGCCACAGGGGCTCGGCGTGTCATCTTCCGTAGACAGTTCTCGGTGTTTTACGGTAGGTAACGCGCCCGAGTGTCTGTTACGTAAGTTGTGTGAGTCTAGTGAGGCTGGGAAACCTAGTCGCGGTGCGGTGTTCATTTCAAGGCTCAAGGGTCATTTGCACTTGCAACAAGTTTGCTGGGCTTGAATTTCGGCACGCAAATTGCACACTTCGGCTTTGAGTTGTTCGATGCGTTCTTGTGCCTCGGCCATTGCTTTCGCAGCTGCATACAACAGATCTTCGGTGTTAGTCATTTCACATCTGCCATTTCTTTAAGTTCGTCAATCTTTTCTTTCGTAGCGTCATAACTGCGCAGAATCTCAACCATTTGTTCGTTCGGTATCGGGTTGCCTTTGCGTGCGTTCAACACCTCTAAAAAGCCCTGCATCTTTTCGGTAGGTCGTGCTCGAGAGCCGGCAGCTGCTGGTTGTTGGTGTGGTGGTGCGCCTGTGATCGGGTTGTTGCGTTGCACTTTCGTCATTTCTTCACGTGATGCACGTTTCGCAGGGTCGCTGCCTGCCCAGCCGGCGTTGGCTAGTGCTCGGCCTACAGCTGATGTTTCGCAGTTTTCTACGTGGCTGGTTGCGTTGACTCCTCGTTCGGTGGCGTGTTCTTCTGCCCAACCTGTAGAGATCAGCACATCATTTTCGTACAGCGATGCTTTGAAGAGGCACCAGCCTTCTGAGCGGTCTACAAGGTCTGTGACGACGCGTGGCTGTACCTCAAGCCCTTTGCATGCCTGAAGCCATAGGTGCAGGCGTTCTGCAACGGTTTGGTAGTTAGATAGATCAAAGGGCATCGGCCGGCCTTTCTATTGTTTCCCACACGGTGAGGCGTTGGCCGTGTCCGTGTTCGTTGGTTCGTTTAGAGATTTGGGTGCGGTCGGTGGCGCGTATCATGCCGGCGCGTGCTGCTTTGTTGAGCCTGGCACCGATGCCTTTGTTTACTGGGAAGTTGTCGGGTAGTTGTTCCCATACGTTGTCTACTGTCCATAGCAGCCTGAAGTAGGCGACTCGTTTTATTGCTCGGTCTACTTGGGCGATTTGTTCGTCTGTCCATTTGCGTGCGGCTTTGGCTGATTGTTCCATGCCACGCTCGAACGGTGTTGGTTGGTCAAATAGTGATGGCTGGTTCACGATTGCCCCTCGCAGTAGTTGCCTGATGGGTTCCAGGGCCACCAGCCGCAATAGCCGCTGGTGTTTAATGCGTCTTTGTAAATGTCGTAGGCGATCATTAGGTTGACGGCGGGCACGTACAGGTCTTTTTTGGTGTAGCCGAAGCTGTGTACTCGATCGGCGTGGTAGTACCAGTTGATTTGGGTGAGGCCGTGATCTTGGCCGTTTGTTGCGTCAGGTTGGCATCTGGATTCGTTCCACATCACTTTGCCAAGTGTGGGTAGTAGGCGTTCTGGCCATCCCATTTGTACGGCGGTTGACCACCACTCCGAGCATTTGCCTGCCCAGCCATAGGAGACCGTCGTCGTAGTGGTGGTCGTTACCGTCTCCTCAGAATCATTGGTATGAAACAAATTCTCATCCGAGGGCGATTGTGCCGGCACCGATGACAAAGACGTTGGTTGCGGTGCCGGCTGTACCTGTTCTACGGGTGCCGTCGTTGGTGGTGGTAGTTCAGGTACAAATGTTGGGCCGTACAGCCCGTAAAGCGATGCCGCCGTAGCGACAGTTAATGCAGCAATAGTGCGCATGTTTGGTCTCCTTTTGTTATTGGCTGGAGACCTCATTATGCGCTCAGGGTGTCACATTGTCAAGCAATTTGCATGTGGCCGGCGGTTTGTGGGCCAACAATGCCGTCTACGACTAGGCCGTGTTCTTTCTGATACTGGCGTACTCGTTTGTCGGTTGTTGCTCCGAAGTCGCCGTCAACAACAATTGGTTTTTTGCCGCTCGAGTTTTTGTAACCGGCTGCTTTGAGTGTTGCTTGTACCTCGCGTACGTTGTCGCCGTTGTCACCGAGCCGGCATGTTTTCCAACCTGTAGCGGTGTCTTCGGCTGGTACGTGTGAGCCGAGCGGGAACGTGGCCATCGCGCCATCTATCCAGTCGGTGGTGTCGGCGTGCTCGTTGTCCAGTTCTATGTGAATCCAATCGCCGGAACCGCCGCCTTTGATAACACCTGGCCGGTAAATGTTCCAGTCGTCACGGTCGCAACGCCAGCCACGACCACCAGAGCCGTACTCGTAATCGGCGAGGTACTCGAGGCCGATGTCGTCAGCGATTGAAACAAGCCAATCAATGACCTTTTCTAGGTCGGCACGTGAGCAGCCAGGGCGACCCGACCATGCACGGCGGCTGAGATCGGCGGCACGGCCAGTTGCATGAACAGACATGCCAGACAAGTTTGATGACTGTGAGCCACGCTTTTTGCGTACACCGAACGTGCCATTGTTCCACACCTGCCGGCCTGAAGCGTTCTGGATGGCGGCAACGAACGCTTCGGTGCCGGCTTTTTTGCCGTCGGCTATTTTGTCGAATCCTGTGTACGGTCTCATGCTTCCACCTTAGGCTTCGCCAAACGCTGCTTTGTAGCGGCCTTCACAACCGCTAAACCTGCACCAATCGCAGCTGCACCAGCGGCTTTCCAGCCGGCCCCAACCATGTATGACGCTATGCCGGCTTGTGCGGCGGTTGCTATGGCTCGTTCTGCGTAGTCTCGTAGTTGTTCGTTAGTCATTGTCTTTTTTTCCTTTCATGCCGTTCGAGGCGAGCACTCCTGAGAGTGCGCCTGTTAGGAACAGCACCATTGGTGTTAGAAGTTCCCATGCTGCGGCGTCGTTTGGTGCTTGTTTGGTGATGGGTTGCGAAATGAACAGTAGGCCGTAAAGGATGGTGAGCAGGGCGGCAACGAATGACATGGTGAGGCCGATGCCCACCACAAAAATTAGGCGGGCTTTGAGTTCTTCGGAGTTGTACCGTTCGCGTCTAGTCGTAAACATCGGAGCACATTCTTCCTAGTTGTGTGCCGCAACGTGGCAGCACATCGTTTGGGCAGTTGCCCTCAATGGTGCATATCGGATAGTTGCAGCGTGGTTGTGTCCAGTTGTCGGGGTTTTGGCACGGGTAGCGGTAGCCGTGCATCGTGCAACCTGCCGACGCAAAAAGAACTGCAGCTGCGGCCACCACATATTTCACTCCTGGAGGCCCCAAATGCCGATAGCGGTGATCGCTAAACCGACAAACACGAGAATCGTTGCGCGAATCATTCTGTTGGCTCGAGTTCTGGTGGGTCTGGCCGTGGGTCTGTTAAATCGCAATCTGTGGCACAATGGCCGCATTGAACGCGTGTAGGTTCGCCGCCTACGGTGCGTTCAACGTTATGCCATTGGCATTCTGTGTTTTTGCATGTTGCTGTAATCATGTTTTCCTATACTGCGATTTGATAAACGAATGATGCTCTAATTTTGTCGTCAACAGCCCAAGTGAACGGGCGATTCTGATTACTGTTCAGCCCTAAAGTTAGATAGGTACTTCCTGACGGGTCAAGCGTTCCAAAATAAACATTGCCTGCAAACGCCGGATGAATGAAACCGGCGTATGTTGTGGAAGTGTCGTCGTCAAGATAAAACGCCCAACCTTTTGGTTCCCCAAGGTTACTTGAGGTGCCAATAGGGTATTCAATGCGGAAAGTTCCGGAAATGGAAGTAGTTGACCCAAAAACGGTTTGCCCCGTCACATACACAAGATCATTTACCTGCGTGTAAAACCATGTTTCGGTTGCGTTGCCCGGTGTTAGGTTTATCCATGAAGGCGTAAACGCTGTTTTTTCACCTATGGCGTTCAAATTTGCTGCTGTGAGCACATCGCCAGAACTAAACGGAAATGGGCTAGTCATATTGTCATCCTAATCTGTTGGTGTCCAACACGCCGAGAGTGCTTGAATCCAACACAAACGACTGATAATCCTGCGCCGGCAACAAGTCCAAAGTGATGGTGGTGCGGCCTGGTGTTGCTTGAATGGTGCGACCTGAGATCACACAGTTTGCTGTGACTTGTGTTCCGCCGGTCGGTGTGTACGTGATATCGCACGGCTGAAACAGCCCGTCGACTGCGGCCATCAAATTGATCAGCGTGGTTGCAGCTGTCGTACCGTTACGGTCATCAATCAACTCGATTGACGTGATAAGCCGGCGTGGTATGTATCTTGCGTTGCCTTGTCGTTTTGTCCAGAATTCTGCGGCCTCGAGTGCGCCGGCGTCGTTGCCGTTGTCTGTTTCGTTGTTGTTGCCGGTGTTGTTGTAGAAACGTGCGCGTGTGCCGTAACTGTTGCCGGTGTCGGTGTTTGTTGAGTTTTGGCTGGTTACGCCGGTGATGCCTGACGTGACGGTGGCGGTGTTTGTTATTTCTTCAAAGTTGAAGCCAGGGTCTAATTCTGCGAATGCGAGTGTTGTGCCTGTCGGGCTGTCAGAAAATGCGAATGGAATATTGAAAATGCCGGTGTAGGTGATGGTGCGGTTGAGTGCCGTTGCACCGTAGGCAATACCTGGCGTTGGGCCAACAATGCTTGCGCCTGTGGGAATGACTATCGCCGGATATCCACCAAACACGGCTTCGTTTATGTAGTCAAGGCTACTGACGTTTGTGGCGGCTGGTCTTGCCATGTAGCCGCCTGAAGTGTCGCTGACATCAATTAAAAAGACTGATCTTGGGTAAGTCGGTTGGCCGTAATCGGGAAGTGTTGCGCCTGCGCCATAACCTGAGGTTCCCTCAATTACATCTTCAATAAACCTTGAAAAATACCTTGTTGTGGTGTTTTCCGAAACATCAAACAGTTCGCTTGACGCGAGCGACATCCAATCTTCACAAGTCAGTTGTACTGATGAGGCGGTGCCGTCGTCACGCATTTTGAAATCAGAAACAAACACGTGCGCTGTGTAGCGGTCGGTGTTAGCCGATGGCGCAATCCTGATTGCTTTCGTCAGCCAATCGATTGAGGCGTAGGTGCCGGTGCCGCCGCCCTCGGCCGGCGTAAAGTCTCCGCCGTTGTTGTTGAGTGTTAGTACAACGTTTGTTGGACTGAAACGCCCGATGTTGACCTCACAACGAATGTTGAAACCTTTCACAAACGACGTGATGTCAGTTGCGCCTGTCCCATCAATCAGATCTATCTGCCAACCCGCAAACGCCGTCATGTCAGAACCTAGCGTTCGATGTCACAGGAATCGGGGCAGCACCATTGCGCCGGCTGTAGTTCTGTAGTGCTCGAACAACGTCATCGCCGTTACTGCCGGCCGGCATGTTGATTGTGACGTTCATGCCGCCCATACGGCCCATTTGGTCAAGCGGGATGATGGCTTCGGGGCCGGCTTCACCAACGATGCCGAGCGTGGGGCCGGTCACGATGCCGCCTTCAGCAAACATAGGTACGCCGGCCATTGCTTGCCCGAGGTTGAAGGTTGGTACTCCGTAGGCTGAGAGGTCGCTGGGTATTTCTTGGCCGCCGAGGTCTACAAGGTTTTCCATGAGGAACACGGCTCGTTCGAGGTCGCCTGTGTCAATTTCTAGTTTAAGTACCTCAAAGAATGAGTCGGATAGGTCTTCGCGTTCTTCACGTAGTGTGCGTAACGCTTCGTAAGCTTCGTTTTGTGCTTCTTGCCAGGCTTCTGAACCTTCGGTGACACCGTTCAGTTTTTGTGCGATGTCGGTCAGATCTTCAATGAATTGGTCGGTGGCTTCTTGCTGGTCTAGCGAATCAAAGAAGCGGTCAAGGCGTGATGTGGCTGTTTCTACGCCCTCGTTCAACGGGTCGAATGCTTCGTTGACACGGCCAAGCGTGCTACGAAAATCTTCGCCCTCATACCTCACGCCACGAATTGATTTCAACAGTTTTGGCATTGAGTCCCGCGCCAGTTTTTCTGCCTCATAGTCAAGTGCTCGAAGTGACTTGTTTGCCAACGGGTCAATCTTTTTGGCAGCTTCTTCGGCTTCGTCACCGAGGTGACCTAATTCGGGGATGTCAATGCCTGGAATCTTGTTCAACAGACTGATGACACCGTTGAGGCCGTCAATGATTTTGTTAATGACCCACCTGATGCCATCCCAAGCCAACTCAAACGCATACTTGAGGGCGTTAACTGCTTTGCCGAGAATGTTGAATTTCATTTGCAGCACAACGATGGCGGCAATGATCGCCACGATGATGCCGATACCTGTAGCGACCCATAGGGCAGTAAACGATGTAGCAAGCACACCGTTAAGTGCAGCTGTGACTGCTTGCACCGTGTTGTACACGCTCATCGCAATATTGAGCGCAACGATCGCTCCAGCAAACGTTGCAACAACGGCACCAATAGTCACAATCAGATCTGTGTTTTCACCAATGAAACCGGCCACACGTTCGAGTATCGGTAACAGTTCCTCAAGCACAGGTAGCAACGCCATGCCAATTGCTTCTTTGGCGTTGTCTAACTCGATTTTCATTAACTTGAAGCGGCCTTCAAGTGTTTCTGTCGATTCTTGTGCTGCACCACCGAACGTGTCAGCCAGCTGTGCCATGACCTCATCGGCATCTGCGCCGCTAGCAATCATGTCGGTGAGAGACTTGTCAAGTTCTTTGAGTGGCCCTACCTCGCCTTGGAAGCCTTCCTGTAGGGCTTCGGTAACTGTCTCAAGGTCTTTGCCTGTGCCGGCAGCCACATCAAGCGCAAGCGTCATAAGTTCTTGCGCCTGGGTTACGTCACCTGTTGCACGAACAAGGTTCGCGAACGCCGGCCGCAACTCGGCATCGGACACAGCGGCTGCTTTTTCTGTTTCCGCAATGTACGACTCAACGGCTTTAACTTGTGCTTCGGTTGCGTCGGTCGTGGCTTTAAGTGTGCGTGCCAGTTCGGCCTGTTGTGCGGTGTCCTCAATCGCTGCTTTAACAGATAGACCGGCGGCAGCTGTCAGACCGGCAAGAGCAGCGGTAGCCGGTACGAACGCTTTTTTGAGTGCAAAGCCGGCTTTTGCACCTGCGCTGTCGAGCCGTTTAAACTCTTCAACGGCTTTTTGTATGCCTTGCGGTTGAAACTCTGAAACAATTGGGACTTTGATTGCCATTCGTTTAACCTATTGCATCTACTCGTTTTTGGATGGCTTGTTCCATCTCAATGATTGCGTCGTTCACGCCTTGCTGTACGTCTTTTAGGTGGCGTTCAGCTGCAAGCCACGCGATGCGTGAAGCGTTGCGTTTTGTTTCACGATTGATTTTGTTAATCATGCCTTGCCCGCGTGGGCCGCCTTTAGAACCGCGACCGCTCCCGCCAGCACGGCCAGCAATATCAACAATTGCGCCAGCCGGTGAGCCGTTAATCAGTTTTAACAATGGGAATATTTCAATGTTTTTTTGGCGTTTTGTTGGGCCTTTGTAGGTGACTTTGATGCCTTTGCGAGCCACTTTCGGATCCCATCCGCCTTTCCACGTTCCCCAATTGTCAAGGGGTGATGCGTCAGGCACCAGGCTTCGTGCCTCGTCAATCATTGGCTTTGCGGCCAATTTCATTTTTGCGACGGTGGCGCGCCGTAACGCGGGGTCGATTTCTCCAAGCGTTTTCAACATTTGTGGCACGCCATAGACCTCGACCGATGCCAACTCTTGAATTGTTGGTTTCGGTGATCGTCTACCGGCGGCCATGTTTGTTGCGCTCTTTCGCTACGTCATTTACGGTTATTAGGTCTCTTGAGTCAAACTCGATGTGATGAGGCCACCAGCCGACGGCTAGCAATAGTTCTGCTAGTGCTCGTCGGTAGGTGCCTCGTTGGTAGGGCGTTCGTCGCCTTCTCCAATCACTTCAAGTTTCACAACTTTTTTAACGAAATCATCGAACACGGCTGGAACTATGTGGCCGTGTTGTTTTGATGATTCGTATGCCAAGTAGGCAAGATCTTCCATTCCGATGCCTTGCGATAGGTTGCTGGCTTTCGTTTTGAATTTTCTTTCCCATGCCACGATTGTGAATAGGTTGGTGTCTACTTGGTATTGGTCATCCGCTGTGGTGACCTGAATGGTGAGTTGCATGTCGGTGCTTTCAGGTTAGGTTCGGTCAGGCTGTGGCCCGCACGTAGGTGCCGCCGGTGAACGTCAAATCAATGGTTTGCAACGCTCCGAGCGCACCGTTGATTGGCGTGATGCTTGAGAGGTACATGCCTGAGAATGTGTACTCAGGGTTGTCTACGGCTGCTGTCGTGCTTGACGTGGCGTACACAACAACATCGGTTGTAGTGCCGACAAGTGCCGACAGGTTTTCTTCAACCTCTGAAGTGCCGTAGTCAAGCATGAGGGTTGCGGTGACCTCGTGGTTGCCGAGGCCGGCGGTGTATTTGCGTGCGCCGTCAGCAAACGATGTTGCTTCAAGCTGTTCAAAGTTGATTGTGACGACCGCTGCGGTGCATTGGTCGCTGTAATCAACGGAGTTGATGAGCAAAGCCGGTTGGCTGAGCACGGTGGTTGTTGCCATTTTCAGTTTCTCCTTGTTGAAACTCTGACCGTGAGGTCGTATGCGGGGATTTGTTGTTCACCGATGAGCGCAGCTGAGGGCCGTGCGTCGGTGATGCCTTCAACATTGTTGATAATGATGTCGGCTTGGGTCATAAGGTAATCGAGTGCGTCGCTGTTGCCAGGGCCGCCGGCAAGTATGCGACAAACGATGGTTGCGTCAATGATGTTGCTGTTGAAACCGATTACTGTTGGGGCTTCAACGAACACGCTGAGAGGGCGTGCGTTGCGTGGGTCTTTAACAACGACCATGCCGGCATCGGCGAGGCGTGTGCATACGTTGTCGTATGCGGCGGCAAGAATACCTGTGGCAGCCATCTCAACCGATCTGCGGCCTTCCTACACCGAGCAGTTGTTTGATGCGTGCCATAGTGCCGAATGGTACTGCGCCGCCCATCTGATCAAACGATGCAAACGAATCAACAGAGCCACGTTCACGATAAAGAGTGGCTGCGTACATGATGGTGCCAAGTTTGATTGACCCATCGGGTGCGGCGTCCTCGTCGTCGTGATAGCCGGCATTAGCACGTGTCCGGTAGCAATACACGTTGGCTGCACTCACGCAGGTTGCAATGAACGCGGTGTCGTTAGCGGTTGCAGCTGAGATGCCGAGCCATTCTTCAACATCGGCTGATGTGATCCAAGTTGCTTCAGGTTCCCAACGGACTTCGCCGTCATCTACGCCGTAGGCGAAATCGTCGCCGGCGTTCGGGAAGATGATTTGGTGTTCGCGTGGTACGTCGTAATCGAATACGAGTGTGCCGTTTTCTTCAACTCTTACGAGTTCGTAATCAACGAGCGACCAGACAATCTGTTGATTGCCGTCGAGGCCTCGATTACTGCCAACAATGTTGATTGGTGAGCCGAGTGGGATGCTTGAAAGATGCTCAAGGGTTTGCACCACGCCATAACCATCAACGCGTGATGATTGAATGATCTTGAAGGTGGTCATGGCGTGGTGTTGTCCCTACTGGAGAATCAGACGAATGCGGCTTTGACGTAGCGGTTGAGATCGAGCATCAACGTAGCGAAGTATGACATCCATGAAATGTCTGTGCCACGAATCTGCGCGTTCTGTACTCGCAAAAAGCCCTTTTGCTGTTCGTAGATTTCGAAGCCGGTGGTGTCACCGAGGATCATGGTGCCGTTGCCGGTGTTGTCAAAGTTGGTATCAACAACAACCTGCAAGCCAAATGCAACAAAGTTGCTGGTGCCTGGCGTGGTCGTGCCAAACGCGTTCATTGGGCCAACCTGCGGGAACAATGGCCGGCCTTGACCGTCTTCGAGTTTGCCGAGTGCTTCCCAGTTTGCTGCCGAAACGAACAGGTGGGTTGGCAGGTGGCCGCCGTTGCCGGCGTTTTCAAGGATGTATGCGGCGTTGGCGTACAACCATGAGAGCCATTCAGTCGGGTCAGCAATGTTTGCGGCGGTGAAGTTGCCAGTAGTGGTTGCGCCTGCAACGAGTGCGTCAGCTGCAACGTTGTCTACGGTCTGGCCGTACACCCGCCCCATGTCCTCAAGGACAAGGTTGATTACGTCTGGGTCGCTAAAATCAATGATCTGTTCCGAAAGAGTGACGTAGCCGCCATAACTGGACTTCGTGACCTGGTTCTCCTGAACTTGGAACTCGCCGGCCTGAAGCGTTGCGAGTTCTGCTGACTGTGCAGCCATGCTTGTGTGTGTTGACACCGATGGGCGGATGAACACCTTGCCGCTGCCTGGCATTGCTCGTGCACCAAAAGCGTCAATGACGGGCCGGATGCCGAGGTAGTCGTTGTAGACAGGCGAAACGATCGGCTCGGGAAGGATGCCGTCGTTGTTGGTGGTGGTCACATCGGGTGCGGCGGCACGGATGTTGTCGTTGATTTGGTGCCAACGGTGGCCGCCTTCAACAGCTGCAGCAATCCATTCTGAGGCGGATGGCAACTTGAACGACTTCGGCTGAGCAAAGACCGTTGGGGTAGGGGTCGGCTCGGCTGCTGCTTCCACGACCTCAGGGGTGTTTTCTGACATAGGTTCTTCCTCCTCGGAAGTGGTTTCGGGGTTATCGGTGCTCTCCTCATCCTCTGCGGATGCGGCGATTTCTGTGATTTTTGCGGCGGCGAACGCCGGTTCAAATACAACTGATAGTTCTTTCCAGTTGGCTGCTTTGACGATGGTGGTGCGGCCGTCTTGTTCTACGTCGGTGGCCTCAATGCCGATGCTTACCGAGTCGTAGGCACCCATTTTGAGCAGTTCTACAAGGTCGTCGCCTGCACGGGTGCGTGCAATTTCAGCTGTGAATAACATGCCGTCGGTCGTGTCTTCGCGTGCTGTGACCATGCCCACCGGCTGTGCCGAGGAATCATGCTCGAGCAACAGTCGGGGGGCAGGGCCGTCTGTGGGTAGCGAACCTGCTTTGAGTCGGACGGATTGGCCTGTAGAAACGTTCGCATCAACGCCATAAGGGGCGGCGATACCTGAAATGGTGCGGGGTGCGTCACCTGCAGCTGCGTCGAGGGTGACTGATTGTGCTGTGAATCTAATCATTGGCGGGTTCTCCTACTGGGCCTTCAACTGGGATGTCTCCCGTAATGTCTGCGCCTTCTAAATAGCGTTGAACGTCGAACTCTACGTGGCGGCCTTTCGGGGTCACGGTGTCAAGGCTGAGTGTTTCTTGTATGCAGTTAATGAACGGTGAAGCACCGAACATGATGAGATCTGTTCGTGCCTGTTGGCTGTTTTGGTAGGTCATGCCACCGACCGAGAGACCGACTAGCCATGCGGGCACCTGGCACACTCGGGACAACTCAAGGGCGGCGTGCTGGCGGCCTTCCATTAGCTGCAAAGTGGCAGGGTTCGATTTGAACTCCACCCACTCGACGTGCTGGTTCAATGCACCAATCGCACGCGTAGAACGTGCGTCAGCCCATGCGCCTGCAAGTTCGCTAAGTTCGTCGCCGGCCATTGGTTCGCCGTCTTTTTGCTGGAGGTAGCCGGCTGCGATTTCGGTTGAGGCGAAGCGTTTTGCGGCCTCGTCTAGCCGGTGTGCAATGTCGATTGCACGGTTTCCTGTCCACAGAATGCCATCAAGTGGTGACAAGAACTGTACGACGTTTTCTGTTGGCAGTTCTACACCGTTGAATTGGATGTCGTTGGACATTCCAAACCATTCGGGGCCTGCTTGGTCTAGCGTGTTTACTTGGTCGGCTGGTAGCCACATGTAAGACGCTGGGAAGCCTGTGCTGTAACGGCTGGTGACATACCAAAACGCTCTACCGACCAACATTAGGTCTTTGACGGTGGCCGACATGATGAAGTTGCGGGTGACGTTTGGGTCAGGCCGAGTAAACCATGACTCGCCAGGCACATAGATGCGTTCGTACTCTTCTGAGCCAGAATCCCACGCCATCGTGTACTGCTTGAGATCGAGGCCGGCAATTGTTGAGGTGATGAGACCTACTGCACGGTTTACCGTTGGTATTGACAAAGCGCGCTCAGTTCCAGCACCGACTGAGTAAGAGCTGAACGCGCCGGGCCTACCTGCTCCGCCGGCGGCCGCTTTGATGTCAGAGACACCGAAGGCTGGTGCCGGCTTAGTGCGAAATAGACCCACGCGTGCGAGTTTTCCACATGGCCTGTGGATATGTCAATAACAGCTCGTGAAAAACAGTAATGCCAGCCCGAAGGCTGGCACTCCGTGCAATTCCGCTGAAGGCATGCACTCTGCCCGACGGTCGTTACGGTCTCCGTCAGTTTAATTCACCGTGATCGCATCCCCTCCGAGGTTTGCGATCTGGCACCACCTACGAGAAGAGTGCCTTTCTCGTGATGCATTCTTCCCAGAATGTATCAATCGGGTCGCCTACGTTACGTGCCCTTAGTTACGACCTGTCCTGCAGGTACTGACAAAATAAACCATTTTGCGTTGCATGTCAAATTAGCGTGCGGTGCCGATCATTGGTTTGCGCACGTTTCCTTGCGGTTTTGCAGCCATACCAGCTGCCACGACCATGCACCTGCATTGCTCGATGGGGCCAGGCGACTTCTGTGATGAGAGTGTGATTGTTGCTCCTACTCGCCCTGACACGGCACGCTGTACCTGTTCCGCTAACGCCATCTGACCTGAGTGCAAAAGTTTGCGCTCCAGAATCATGTTGCGAACAATCGAGGTGTAGGTAGTTATTTCTCGTTGTCCGAAGTCGGTGGTGCGCCTAGACAAATCCAACGGGACAAGGGCAAAGAGGCCGGGCGTAATAGCAAGTTGCACATTCGGATCTGCCATGACCACTCGGGCTGCTTCCCACATAGCCTCGGCCGACTCAACAACAAACTCTGATTTGACCTGCAACGTTCCATCGGGCCTCGGTGCGACACGAACACCACAATAGCGAAGGTCTGTTACATCGGCATCAATGGCAAGCACACCGCCAGCCGGCATGTCGTCGCCGGTCTCGAGTTGTGACCATAGGCCGGCGGGCAGCCATGATGCGGCGGCAGATATCCACACGTTGCAATGAGCACGATAAAACGCCTGTTTGTTTGGTGTTTCGGACATGCGGCGCAATCGTTCAGCTGTGATCGTTGTACCCATTGCAGGGTTTGACCAACGCCACGTGTCAGGGTTGTCGAGCGGTTCGCCAGGTGGCGGTGACCACTCCGCAAAGTACAAGCCCGAGCGGGTGCCGTTGTCGATTGCGTGAATTGCTTGCTCACGCAGCTGCAGCATCACTTTTGATGATTCGTCGCCGGCCGTGCTCCACATCGACATAAGCGGGTTTGGCCGGGCGGTCATTGTCGGCCGGTATGCATCAAAAATAACTTCGGGGCCGATACTCCAAATCTCGTCAAGGCAAACAAGGTCAGCCGAAGCACCGTGCGCGTTCTGCGGTGTCGCAGCTGTGACATGCCAGCGTGAGCCGTTCGGCAACTCCACAAAGTTACGGCCATACGACCAGTTAATTTTTGCGTTGTACTTCGCCTCGAGCACAGGTGCAAACTCTTTAAACAAAGCAAACGCTCGGTCAAGTTTGTGAGCAGCAGAGATCACAACCTGCGGCCGGCCAAAGTATTCGGTGAGATCAGTAAGCCAAGCACAAATCAAACCGCCCATGCACCACGACTTACCGTTCTGCCGGCCAACCGACACTAATGATTCGGAAAACTCGAGCTGGCCGGTGCCGTCGTGCGACAACTGCCCATCAAGAACAGCGTTTTGCCAATCCATCAGCTCATAGTCGAGATGCTTTGCAACCCAATCAGTAACAAAACCGCCTAATGTCTCGTGCCCCAACGC